GACGCTGAAATATTAGCATTATTCAATTCACAAAAATCACAATATGGCTACTAATTATATTATAATAGATAACACAGAACTAAATAAAGTTGATTTTGGGCAGGTTAATGATATTTCAATAGAAACATTAAGACAATCAAATGACGGGCTTAAATCAATTATAAAGTGGGAACAAATTGAACCTGACTTTATATCACAACTAACAACCAAATCTGACATATATACTAACGAAGAAATTTTAGATATATTAAATGAACCAGAATGGTATAAACAAGGATTTTTAGATTTGGATATTAATATTTAATTATATGAGTAAAAAATATATAGGACAACAACAGAACAACAATTTCGTTTATCCAAATAATGAATTGACTGAATATGATGTTGAAATAATTCACGATGTGAATAACAACATGGTAAGTGGTACTGTAACAAATTTAGTTGCGGCATTTACTAATGGCAATCAAAGTATCGCATTACAATTTGATTATAATTGGATTAAGAATGGTGCAGAACCTTCTTTTTTATCTAACGGACAATTAAGTTTAATATCATTACATTTATTAACACCAACTCAAAAGTATTTTAAACCGTGGACTTGTGTATATAATTTATCCACAACTGCAACAACATCTAATACTGTATCAGGAACAGCAACAACAACTATTCCTTTTGGATACACATTAGTTGAAGGTGTTTATGTTTTGGAGTTTAGATTTATCGCACACAGGTGTATATTTCCTGTAATATTTAATGCACAAATAAATTATACGCCATTAACCCCAACTCCTACAGCTACCCCAACTTCTACTCCTAATCCTTGTATTTTAGTAGGAACAGTAGCTTATCAATAAACTAACAAATATTTATAAAATATGTCATTCACAGTATTAATAACTTTAACAACAGCAGGTGGAAACACTGGACCCAATTTTGATTTATATTCAGATGCGGACAGCTATGCTACACCATTTGAAACAGATGTAACAAAAACAAATTTGGTTACAGGATATACCGCAACAGATGTTCCAAATGGTTCTACAATAATAAGATGTACTTCAAAAGGAACTTGTACCAATCATATTGATATTAGTATATCAGGGCTACCTGGTGTTACTCCTACTCCAACAGTTACAAGTACACCAACAGGAACACCTATATTCGGTCCTACATATCAATTCAGATTAGGAACAGGTGCTACAGCAAATGATGCTTGTAATAACTGGAACCCAGATTATAGTAACATATATTTCTCAAATGTCGCTACATTAGTTAATGGTAGTCCATTATATACACAAGCTTATCCATTACAAAATCCAGCACCAAACGGTTATTATGGCGATGGTGCAAATGCACATTCGTTCTATTGCGTAAGCGGAACTTTGGAAGGACAAGCAGATTGTTTCTTAACTCCTACTCCAACTCCTACGGCTACATTACCTTCAGTTGGTGTCGGAATATATACAGGTGCAACATTCCTTTCATCTACAGCAGCTTGTGCTGATAGCAATTATCCAAATGGTGGTGGTTATATCGCACATGGTGATACCATATCAAATGNTGATGTAATTTATACTAATACTACTTTAACTACAAATTTTGTAGGTAACGGAAATTACTATAGAATATATCAAAATGGATTTTATGCTTGTCAAATTAGCTCATATGGTACAGTATCAAATTTATTAGCTTGTGGTGGTGCAACTCCTACTCCAACTGTAACTGCTACTCCAACAGCTACTCCTACATTCTTCTATTATAATTTAACAAGAAGTACTTGTAGTCAATTTGGAAATTGCGTTAGTCCTGCTAGTGGATATAAAGGAAGGTCTTCAACTCAATTGGTATTGAATAACTACTATAGTATTGGTGATGGATATGTTTATCAAAATACTGGTGGAATAGGTGGCGATGCATATGATGTGGATTTGGATGGTTCAAATACAAGTTCAGTATGTAGTGTTGCTTGTGGTGCTTAAAATTAAATTATGCGATTAGAAATATATAAAGACGATACAAAATTGGATTTTGAAAATAGTTTATTGGTAGATTATTATACAGATTTAGCAAGTAAAACTGAAGAATATAAACCTATTCCAATTAGTTTTGAACAACTCCATTTTTTATTAAATGAACAGAATAAGTATTTGTTGGAATTAAGTTTCCAACACCAAAAACAAGAAAGTATAGATGGCTGATTTAAATAAAAATATTAATATTAATGTCAATACCACAGGTATTGATAATGCCACAAAAAGTGTTGATAATTTAACTAACGCTACACAAAAACTTGAAACGACAACCAAAGATTTTTCTAAAGGTGTTAAGATAGTTTATGATAGTACAGGTAAAGCTATTGATGCAGTTACAGATAGTAGTCAAAGATTAAATAGACAGTCATCAGCATTAGTAAATGCTATGGCTATTCTTACCGCACAAGGTAAGCAAAACACCACAGAATTTACTTTATTACAAAAGAAACATTTAGAATTAGCAACTACAATAGATAAAACTAAAGGTAGTTCAAAAGATTTATTTGGTACATTATCTTTAATACCAGGTCCTGTTGGTGAAATTGCATCAAGCTTTCAAGGTGCGATTGAAGTAATGAAAGTGTTTAGTAACGTTTCATTTGCAAGTCTTAAAACACAATTAGGTGAAACAATAGGTGTTCTTAAAGGATTTTTAGGTTTAGGCGGGGGTGCAGAAAAACCAAATGAAAATTCTGAAGCTACTAAAGAACAAACAGAAGCACTCAAAGAACAAAATAAAGCTTTAGAAAATAATCACGAAGCTTTTAATGGTAATGCTGCAGCAGCAAAACAATATACTGATGAAATAAAAAATCAAAATTTTGTCACAAAAGAACAAATTAAAAATGAAGGTTATGTATTTGATGCAGAAGGTAAATTAGTAAAATCTAAAGATGGTTTAACAACTGCAAGAAGTAGAGCGATGGCCGCATCTTTAGCTGAAGGTAATGCTGTTAATGTAAATACAGGGGAAATAATTGAAAATACTGCTGCAACTGAAGCTGCAACGGTAGCAACTACTGCTTGGGCAGTAGCTTTAGGTATTTTAGAAGCAGCTTTAGTGGCTTTGGGTATTGGTGCAGTAATAATTTTAGTTATTAAACTTTATGATGTTGTTAAAGAAGCCGCATTAGGAACTAAAGAATTAAATGCAGAGTTAAAGAATTTTAGTGAAGGTTTAGATGATATGAAAGATGGGTTAGATAAATCTTTAACTGTTATTGAAAATATTAATAAATCTAAACTTGATGATTTAAGAAAAACAAATGCTAGTGCTAAAACAATACGCGAAGAAGAATTAAAAGGTGTAAAAGAACAAGCAAAATATTTAAAAGATGAATTAGAACGTTCTAAAAAAACTACTCAAGATGGTTTAGATGAATATATAAGATTAGGTGAAGGTTTAAAAAATAGAATTTTTAATAGTTCAGAAAGACAAAAAGCTGGTGAAAATTATAAAAAAGCATTAGAATATGAAAATCAATTAACTAAGCAAAATGTTGCAATAAAACAAGAGTTAATAGATAAAGGTGCTGATGATGAATTAAATACAAGTAAAGAGAATGCTACTAAAAGAACTGATTTACTTAATACTCAAATTAAAGAAAATTTAGATAAACAAAAAATTGATGTTACTAATCTTGAAAAGAATTTAAAAGAAAAAGCAAATATTGAAGCTTATTGGGGGCATTATAGTGCAGGAAAAAGAAAAGAACAATTAGATGATATTGCTAAACAAGTTGCACAAGCAAATGCCACAAATCAAGAACGTGAAATACAAGGAACAATAGATACATTACAAAGTCAATTAATTACATATAAAGAACACAGTACAAAAGATTTTGCCGTTAGAAGACAAATAGCTGAAGAAGAATATAAAAAAGATATGGCAGCTGCTTCGGTGGCTTTAGGTAATAGAACCAATTTAGAAAAAGAAGCATTGAATAAAAGGAACCAAAACTTAAAGAATTTATCAAAAGAAAAAGATGATTTTGATAAGCAATTTATTAAAATGCAAGAAGATTTATATACGAATGATTTAAATGATAGTTTAGATAGGGAAAAGCAAACAAATGAACAAAAGTATCGTGAGCAAAGAATTGAATTAGAAAAAGAATTGGATTTAATTGAATTATCTGAAGATAGAAAAAATGAAATTAGAGGACGTTTAGATGAGGCTTACCATAGAGATAAAGCTGTTATTGACGAAAAATATAATAAACGTGATGCTGATAGACGTGCAGAACATCTTACAGTTATGAGTGAAATTGATAAAGCAAGTATAACAGGTTTCTTCAAATATTATCAAGACCAACAAGATTTATTAAAAGCACAACAAGATGCTGAATTAGCCAACACAGAACTTACTGAACAAGAAAAAGCTGATATTAAATTAAAATATGCTCAAAAATCTAAAGACTTACAAAAATCTGAAATAGAAGATATTGTAGGTTTTGGTACTAAAATATTGGGTGCTGCTGGTTCAATCTTTGACCAAATGTCACAAGTCAATCAAATGGCTGAACAACAAGAATTATCACACGCACAAGGTAATGCAGAACAACAAGACCAAATTAAACGCAAATATTTTGAAAAGAATAAACAAGCACAGATTGGTTCAACCATCATTTCAACTTTGGAAGCGTCAGTTAATGCTTATGAAAGTTTGGCACCAATTCCATTTGTAGGACCTGTATTGGGTGCAGCAGCTGCCGCTGCCGCTTTGGTGTTTGGTTATGAGAAGGTTTCGTTAATTAAAAATACACAATACGAAAGTAGTAATACAGCAGCAACACAAACAAGATTAAAGAATTATGGTGATGGTGGTGTTATTGAAGGACCTAGTCACGCATCAAGTCAAGGTGGTGTTAAAGTAAATGCTGAAGGTGGTGAAGCTATTATTAATAAGAATAGTGTTGCCATGTTTAAACCTATGTTAAGTATGATAAACCAAATGGGTGGTGGAACATCATTCCAAAAAGGTGCTGCAGGTATGGCTGGATATGATAGTCCAAAAGGTGGAAACACACAACCACAAGACCAACCAATATTTAAAACGTATGTGGTTGAAAATGAATTAACTACTATGCAAGCAAGACAATCTAGATTAAAAGAAATATCAACATTATAATGGCTAAAAGTAAATCAAGCAATAATAACAAAGTAACATTTGGTAAAAGAAAAACAGGAAACGCAAAAAAGTCCTACAATAAACATTCACCACGTCCAAAGGCGTATAAAGGACAAGGGCGCTAATATTTAATTATATGGTAAAGAAAGACAAAGTATTTGAACTAACAATTGAAGATGATGATGAAGTAAGTGGTGTAGATAGTATATCACTTGTGGACGACCCAGCAATTGAAATTAATTGGGTGGCATTTAAAAAAGAAGAAGAACTTGTTGCTGAAGGTGATTTTGGTAAAGCTGAACCAATTAAGATAAATGGTGTGGGTATTTTTGAACACGGTGAAGATATGCACAATTATTCTAATTTGGAAACAGGTACACAACCAACTTATTTAACCAAGAAAGGTAAGAAATATGCTGAACAAATGGGTGAATGGGTGTTTGAAAATGGTAAGGATAAATTGATACATTCAGGAATTAAACGTGCTGAAGATACAGCAAATATTGCAGCAGATAAAGCAAATGAACTTTACGGTAAAGATAAAGTAAAATCTGAAGCAAATCCATTATTAAAAACTTTGGATATTGGAAATTATTCTGGTAAAAAACGTGGTGCATTTGTTGAAGAATATTGGTTGAAGAATAAGGATAAGAAAATCCCAAGTGGAGAAACTTTTCAAAACTTTATTGATAGAATGGAAAAATGCTACAAGTTTGTAGAGGGTGCTGCGATGAACCATCAAATGGTTAGTCATAGTAAGGTTATTCGTGCATTAAGAGCCATTCACGATAGTAAAGGTATATGGGATGATAAAGCAAGTCAAGCGTTCTTAGATAGCCGTAAAAACGACGAAACGTTTGATTATAACGTAGGAACTATTGGTGGTTATGTTGACCCAGGAATTAAAAAAAAGAAGAAAAAAAAGATGGAAGAAAAGAAAAAACCATTAACTCCATCTGTTCCTGAAATTGCAGGACCACCTTCTGAATTTGATTATCTTAAACCATCAGCACATTCAAAACAAGCATTTGCAACTGATGAAGAAAAGCAAATTGTATTGGGACCTGCCATGGTGCCTAATATGAAAATATTCCGTAAGGACCCACAAGGTAACCCTTATTATGTTTATTTTACTGCTGATACAATTAAGCAAATTGCTGCCAAATATTTGAAGAATAAGTATATTGATAATAACGATATGATGCACGACGGTAGTGCTGTTCCTGATGTATTTGTAATTGAAAGTTGGATTAAGGAAAGTGACAACGATAAATCAACAGATTATGGATTTAAAGATTTACCTGTTGGTAGTTGGTTTGTTAGCATGAAGATTAACAACCCAAATATATGGTCAAAAATTAAATCACACCAATTAAACGGATTTAGTGTATCTGGTTATTTTGCTGAAGAACCTGCAAACTTTGTATCAAACGAAGAAATGTTCTTATATGCAGTAGCTGAAATATTAAAATCTTCGGAAAAATAAGATATAGTCATATCTATATATAAAGAAATAAAATTAAAAATTATGTCAAATCAAAAAAACGCAATTCAAGAAATTAAGAATTTGATGGTTAAATTTGGTTTTTTGTCAAACGACAGTTCATTACAATCTTTTAAGACAACTGATGATGTTATTTTTCAAGTTGAAACATTAGAAGCAGGTAAATCTATTAATAAGATTAACGAAGCTTTTGAAGTATCTAACGTGGAAGATGGTACTTACAGATTAAAAGATAATTTTGAAATTGAAGTTAAAGACAATAAAATTACAAACGTACGTGAAATTTTTGTTGATGCTACATTAGAAGATGGTACTGCAATCAAAATTGAAGGTGATGTTATAGATTTGGGCGCGAAAGTATCTGTAATGCAAGGCGATGCATCAGTACCTGCACCCGATGGAGTACACACTTTAGATAATGGTGACAAAATCACAACTGTCGATGGAGTAATAACAGAATTTTATGACAACCCATCAGCTGACGAAGAAGGCGAAGCTGCACCAGAAGCACCAGGATTGGAAGCACCTGAAGCGGCACCTGCTGACGGTAAAGACGAATTAGTAGCGATGCTAAAAGAGTTTATTACCAATATGTCACAAAAAATAAACCAAATGGAAAGCAATTATTCTGAACTTCAAAATCAGTTTAAAGCATTTTCAAAACAACCAGCAGCAAAGAAAATTGTTGATGGTAAAACAGACTTTAGTAAAAGTACAGAAAGCGATATTGATAATAAAATCAGTACCATTTTTGCTTTAAGAAATTCTATAAACAAATAAAAAAAAATTAAAAATTATTAAAAATGAGTATGAAAATTTTATCACCTCAACAATTTAGTTATGACGTTTCAACCATTGGCGGTTATTCTGACCAAGTAGGTGGTGAGTTATTAGCTAAAGCACTTATCGGTGCAACAACTCCAAAATACGCTAACGTAAGATTAGGCGTAAAAGGAACACAAGCGTTAAACTTATTGGATAGTACTCCAACTTTCCAATCAGGTTATTGTTCTTTAACCCCATCAGGTACAACAACATTTACGCAACATTATATCACAACTTGTCCTGAGACTTTGTTTGAAGCTTTATGTTACAAACAACTTTATCCAACTTATCAATCTATGTTGATGACAGCTGGACAAACTTCTGAAACAGTTCCATTTGAACAAATGATTGCTGATTTAAAAGTTAAACAAATTCAACAAAGAATTGAAAATCAATTGTGGAATGCAGATACAACTAATTCTTCTACAGGAAATACTTTCAACTGTTTTAATGGTTTCGCAAAATTAATTTCTAAATCAACTGGAAATACATTTGCTGATGCTATTGCTGATTCTAATGGTACTGCATTTACTGTAACAGGTAATACTTTAACAGCAGGTAACCCAATTTATGAAGTAAATAAATTACTTAACGTATTGGACGATAATGCATTATCACGTGAAGATTTAATCGTGTTTATGTCTTATTCAAACTGGAAAAAATATCTTCAAGCTTTAACTGCTGCTAACTACTTCCAAAACTATATTGGTTCTACTGATTTAACTTCTAACATGGAAGCTACACACGCGAACACAAATGTTAAAGTAGTTCCAACAATTGGTTTGAATGGTTCAAATCAAGTTGTAGTAGGTCCTCGCGAATATTTTGTCGTTGGATTTGATTTGCTTAGCGACCACGAAACTATGAACTTATGGTACTCAAAAGACTTTGATGAAATTCGTATGCGTGCAAACTACAACTATGGTGCAACAATTGCTACTTTCGGTACAACAAAGTATTTTGCAACTAACGGTTTAGGTACAATCTAATTCTGATACAAATTAAAAAACATAAGGGGTGAAAGTCCCCTTTTAATAAAATAAAAAAAAACAAAAATAAATTAATATGAGTTGTTATATTTCACAAGCAGTAGCGTTAGGATGTTCTGATGGTATTGGTGGTATCAAAAAGATTTATGTTGTTGGTGGAAGCGGTGGTGCTGTAACAGGTTACACTTACGAAGCTGATGGCGCAATCACTGGTGCTACTTCTGCAGCAGGTACTTCTATCTACGGATTTGAGTTAAAAAGAAATACTTCTAGTTTAACACAAAACGTTACTAAAAACTTTGAAAATGGTACAATATTCTTCCAACAAGAATTACACGCTATCTTATTCAAATACAGTCAAGATAAAAGAAACATTCTTCAAGAATTATCACAAAACGATAAAGCACAAATAATCGCTGTTGACCAAAATGGTACACAATATTTGTTAGGACAAACTAACGGATTATACTTATCAGGTGGTTCAGCTGCAACTGGTACCGCTTATGGTGACAGAAACGGATTTGAATTTATCTGGACCGGACAAGAACCTGTACCTGCTAATGTAATTATTGGCGATTTGGCTACAGTATTTGCTGGTGCTACAATTGTAGGATAATATCCTTTTAAGTAAGGTCTATCCATATCCAAAAGAATTAAGGGGTATTTTATACCCCTTTTTTTCTTTTATACATAATATCATTTAATAACGATATATTTATACAGTAGATATGTTATACATTCAACAAGGACAAATTAATACTCTTACATTAAGCATCAATCAAAATAGCAGGGATGTGTTTGATACATATACACTTATCTTTACTCATGTAATGTCAAGTGATGTAAAAACCTATACAATTGATTTAAATAATAGTATGGTTTATTTTCAAAACATAAGATATTGCACCATTCAATTAGATTTAACTATTGATGATTTACCGTATGAAGGACAATATACTTTGGAAATTATTGGGGAACCAAATACAATTCCAGTGTATAATGGTTTTTGTATGACTGATGGTACTGTAGAAACTAATCCATTTACAGAATATGTAAGTCCTAATGAAACTAATGAAAATTATATTTATATAGACGAATTATGAGTGAACTAAAACAATTTAAATTAAGTAAGGTAGATTTTCATCGTGCATCTTTACCAATATTTGCAGAAGTAATGCAAAAAACCCCGTGGGTTTATTATGGTACTGACAATATGTTACCACAATATTTTGTATCTCTATATGACAACTGTGCAATACATAAAGCAGTTATTATGTCAAAAGTAAATCAAATTATGGGTGATGGATTAGTTTCATTAAACAATCCNATGNCNGTAATTAATTTGGTTAATGATTATGAAAATATTCAACAAGTGATGCGTAAATGCACTTTGGACTATATGATGTTTGGTGGTTTTGCATTACAAGTTATTTGGACTAAAGACCACAAATCAATTGCTGAATTTCATCATTTGGATTTTACAAAAGTAAGAACTTCCAAATTAAAACCTGATGAAGATAAGGTACAATCTTATTGGTATTGTTCTGATTGGAACCAATATAAAAAGTTTCCCCCAACAGAATATCCTGCATTTAATCAAGATGATAAAGATGAAACACAAATTTATTATTATAAGAATTATGTGCCAGGTATGACTTATTATCCAATTCCTGATTGGAGTGCTGGACAGCGTGCAATTGAAATTAATGTAGAAAGTTTAAACTTCCATATGAATAACCTGCGTAAAGGTATGGTTCCTTCATTATGGATTAATTATAATAATGGTATCCCTGGTGAAGAAGAACAAAGAATATTGGTTCGTGCTTTAGAAGAACAATATGGTGGAACAGATAATGCAGGACAAGCTATTGTATCTTTTAATGAAAGCAAAGAACAATCACCTGAAGTGGTACAAATTCCACGTAATGATAATGACAATTATTATCAAGAATTAAATGATACAATTACAAGAACAATTTTATCAGCACATCGTGTATCATCAGCAGAACTATTTGGTATTGCAACTGCAGGTAAATTAGGTGCAGCAGATGAAATTACAGAACATAGTGAGTACTTTAGAAAGATGGTAATTCAACCATATCAAAATGAATTACTACCAGTGTTTAGCAAAATGCTTACACTTAAATTTGATAGACCTACAACATTAGATGTTAAACCATTATCAATCTTTTTGAATGGTGATGTGAATGAAAATCCAGCTGTAATAGATAAATCACAACCATCAGTAGAAGTACCTGATACAGAAGACAAACCAATACTAAATGATACGTTACGTGGATTAAAAGGACGTGAGTGGCAGAATATGATGCGTGTCATTAGAGAATATAATAAAGGAAAATTAACCCGTGAACAAGCCGCACAAATGTTGATGAATGGATATGGATTATCACAAGAAGAAACATTTGTATGGTTGGGTGATGATGAATAAAAACTAAACACAAATTATGGGCGTATTATTAATCAGTGAAGTAAAGCTTAAGTCTTATACTAATATTAACAAAAATGTTGATATGGATGTACTTAAAGCAGAAATACAGATTGCACAAGATATTGATTTACAAACAATATTAGGTACAAAATTTTATAAACAATTATTATCTAAAGTTACCGCAACAGGAAATACATTTAATGTAGATGAATTGGTATTGGTGAATGAATATATTCAACCATATCTTGTTCAAACTGCATACTTTAATGCTATGCCACAAATTATGTATCGTACGGTTAATAGAGGGGTACAACAAGGAAATTCTGAAAGTGCAAGTACAGTTGAACCAGAAGTATTTAAATATCTTCGTTCAATACAAAAGCAGCGTGCAGATTTTTATAGTCAAAGACT